GACCTTTGGTGTCACATCCTTGTACATCGTGACACGAGCCACTGAGTTCAGGATAGCCGGATCAGCTGCATCGATTTCGGTCAGAAGCTTCGAGTACCGGAATACGCCGTCGAACCGCTGGAGATACGTCTCAGCATACGACACGATCTTTCCGCGGATGAGCGCCTCGAGCTCGGCCTTTGTCCGATCTGTCAGGTTCGGATTGTACTTGAAGAACGTATCCAGTTTGATGTACGTGTACTCAGGATCCAGGATGATCGGCGTGATCGATACGATATTCTTGGATTTGAGAATCGAGATGACAGACTCCTTCTCAGCCGCCGTGAGTGCCGCTGCAGCAGATGGTTTGATCGCGATGTAGACCTTACCGAAATCTGGTTCAGTATTGTTCTCTCCACCCCAGACAGAGACTGAATCGATTCCACCGAATTCTTTGAGAATGATCGCCTTGTAGTCGTCTGCAGTGACAGCGCGGTTCTGAGACAGATAACTCAGCGGAGCATTGTACCTGACTGATTCAATGCTTTCACGGACAGCACCACCAGCAGAATTTGATACCGTCGTAACCGAGATCGCCGATGTAGCAAATCCGCCGATCGTATCGACAGCAGTGAACAACCGAGCATTGTTTGCCAGCTCTCCGTCTGAATAGAGGTATTCAGCTTCGACGATGTTGTTTGTGGTCGGTTTATTGCCGAGAATACCATCTCCGAAATAGATCTCATATTTTCCAGAGGCATTTTCCTGTGGAAAGAAGATCAGAGAGTTTGCATCGATACCGGCTAGAGTGGTGAAGCGAGTGTAGACCTGATACTCATCAGAATCCTGATTTGCCTTCACTCGAACTCTCATGGTATCCGTATCAACGGTATCTTCAGGAATGACGAACTTCTGATTCTGGATGGTATTATCGACCAGGTACAACATCCGCTTCAGAATGCCCTGGCGAACAATGACGTTGCTGAAAGTGTAGGTGTTTCCGGCCGCAACATTCTTTGAAGCATCAACAGAGTCAAGGACAATAAAGTTGTACGTGGCATTCCCGATCGCAGTACGAAATCTTGTGCCACGCTCTAGTGTCAGGATCGATGGACTGCCGGAATTCCCAGTCACCACGATATTGAGCTTCGCCGAAGAAGAACGTACTGATCTTGGAATATACCCGAGCAGCTTCGCATGCGAAATGACGTTGCCACGAATTTGAGCAGAGTCTAGGAAAGACTCGTTCAGGCTGAAGTGGGCTACAAGAGCATTGTAATGCGTGTTGTACGCAAGTACATCCAAAAGCGTCGAGAGTCCTGAACCTTCGAAATTCCAGTCGTTGTACTTCGACTGAGACTTGAAGTGGTCCTTGATCGAATCCTTGATCTTCTGAAAGTCCAGTTCGGTGACGTTGAATTGTGCCATGTTCGTCTCTAGTTGTTTATCTTACACGCTGAAGGTATACGGTGATGTCCACGTTTTCGTTGAGCGCAATGACTCTGAATCCAACCGTGATGACGTACCTATTGGTGTCAGAATCGTCCACAACCTGAATCGTGACATCAGTGACCCGTTGCTCGTATTTTGCCAGAGCGTACTTAATTGAATCAGTGATCGTTAACTTAGTGAAGATGTCGGCCGGCTCAAATAACGCTGCCTTCAAATTGGTTCCTAGACCAGAATTGAACGGTCGCTCGCCGAACGTCGTCAGGACGATGTTACGAACTGATGCCTTTACCGCATCTAGGTCCAGGAGCGGGTCGATATCCTTGGTGTCGGGATTCAGATCCAGAGTAATGTCCAGATCGGCATATGGCTTTCGTTTCGATACGACGGCAGATTTCGACAAGGGGTCGTTCTTGTCAGAGAGGCCAACATAACCTGTGACGATGCTCGGCATGCGAATTAGCTATTTATAAGCAAATTACGAGGTATTACTCATGTACTTGGCATGAAGCTTGACCACCTCGGCATTAGCATTGATAATTTCGTCGGTTTTGACCAGCCACGGCCGGATATCTTGCATGTGCTGCCATATCGGGTCACCCGGATCTGCTAATTTTAATCTGGTATTTCCGAACTGCTTTACATCCGACCAATACATGTTCTCCTGATAGATTATTTTGACACGGTACTTAAAATACCCATCCACTCCAGTTTTTATTACGTCCGCCGCCCTTCGCTTGAGTTTTGCAGATTCGATCGACCTCATTAGTTCTACTTCCTCTGGAGAATCAGCTTTGGCCAGCAACTCAGCGTCTGTGGTCCAGGTATTTCGCTTTGCTATCGCCTTGAAATATCCTGGAGATTTTTTTAGAGCTGATTCTGCCAGAGTCTTTTCGTGTGCATCTCTCCAGAGAGGAGCACGGACCTGATCCTGGAATGGAGTTACTACGAGAGTTTCGTACTTTGACGATATATCATCCGGTATGGCCCCGGACTCGCCTGAAGACACGGCTTCCGATTTCGCGACCACCGTCTCTACGACGGGTTCGGCTTTTGCTGGAGCAACATTCGGGGTCGGAGCCTCTTTCGCTTCCTCTACGGTCTCTCCGGTCGTCGGATCCATCTTGACATTCGGCACGTCTTTACAGAAGTCGATATCGGCCAGACCAGAGATTGTCCCGGTGACCTTCGAGACGAGTGAATCTAATTCTGCTACTTTGCCATCCCATTTCGCCTTGAACTGTGCAACCTGTTCTGGTGTGGCACCTGCTAATGCTGCGAGCTCTGCCTGGAAGGATGATAGGTTCGGCAGAGATGCCACGAGCGATTCGGCCTTGCTCTTGGCCTCCGCCAATTTTGATGTGAGCGTCGCGAGGCCGGCCTTCTTGCTGGCGAGAGCCGTCTTGATGCTGTCCTGGACGGACTTGAGGGCCTCGAGTGCTGGATTCTTTCCGCAGAGAAGAGACATGGGCGTAGTGGATTATCCGAGACTGAGCGGAGCACCGTTGACGTTGAGGCGCGCCAGACTCTGGACTGTTCCGATGCCGGTGCTTCGAATGAGCATCGTTCCGGTCGTGAGCTGAGACAGGTTTCCGGATACACTCTGTGAAGCATTGCCGGATACCGTTCGGGTCAGGTTACCAGTGATGGAATCCACTCGATTGCCGCCGATCGTCGTAGTGAAGTTATTGTCAGTCACGAAAACAATGTTTGCCGTTGTTTCCATAACCATGTCGGCGGCGGAAGTAAGCGAGAGTGATCCACTGGCAGTAACCTCGATGTTCGTACCCGTGTATTCCTTCCGAGCAGTCAGAACGATGTGAGTATCGTTTCCGACCACGGTGAGGCTAGAATCCTTGCCAATGTTCTCGAGTTTGTTACCGTCTCGCACGATAGTTGTATCAAGTCCGACCCGAGTGATGCAATTGCCTGAAATATTCTCGGCAAGATCCTTTCCGATTTCGGTCTGATCAGACTGTCCGATCTTTGATTGCCGAGATCCTTTGATGTACTCGGTCTTATTTCCCTCGACCTCAAGATGGTAGTTACCCTTGACGAGATGTCTCACATCACCGTCAACTGTAATATTACAGGTACCACGGATGTAGATGTTATCCGACTTGGCAACGACGGTGTATCGGTCTCCGACGATGGTCGTAGTGAGATTACCGGTCGCATCGATCTCTCGGTACGTTCCTGCCTTGTGCATCTCGGAGATGCGTTCATAATTCGGGGTGTCGTCTACTTCAAAGACATGCCCTGATTCTGTTTCCGTGGCATGGTTTTTTGGATATGATGGCGATACGGTATCGTCGACATCTAAATTGCTCCACGTCTTTCGAGTATAGTATGAATCCGGTTCGTCGAGCGAAACCGTGCTGATCTTCGGAGGTACTGCAGTTTCCACTTCCTCTACACGCAGATCCTTGCGTCTGACATAGGACGGAGCCTGAGTGTATTCTCCGGTCGACTGTAATGGTATATCGACGCTTCCCAATCTTTCCCCTCTCGGATATTGACCTTCAGGATCTGAAAATCCAAGCGATGAATTGGCCGCAGACGGCAGAGATGCGATAGTTCCGATAACAAGAGGATCCTGGGCTGATGGGCCATCACGAAAGAATCCAACAACCCATGACCCTTGCAATATTCCGGTCGGAGATCTGCCAATTCCAGACATTGCGGCAGAAGTTGCCGGTTGAATAACAAATGCCCATGGCAAGGCGTAGGTCGGAATTTGCGTTTTGTCTTCGGTATGATAGCCGATGCAACGGACTCGCACTCTTCCCATCTCCTCCGGATCGTAGATATCTTCTACAACCCCGGTGAACCAGGCAAATGTACCGCCGATGAATTGATCAGGAGAGTTCATTCAAACATGTTATTGTAAAGTGAATCTCGCTTGACGCGAATCTCAGTGAAGTACTCTTCAGAAAAATTATGTTGTACCGATGTCACGAGATATCCTCCAGAGAGGAATGGATCTTCGGTCGGATTATCTTCTGGGACCGTATACCCCTTTTTCTGAGTATTTGGATCGATCGGCGGCGGAATCCTGAGGCTTACGATCTTTCCGCAATTCAGCTCAAAATCTCCGGCGAGTGTAACGTCGTGTTGAATTGAATCCAGTGTTTCGAGGTAGGCACCTGCCTTGTTGATGGCTCCGGTGAGAGTCGTCGAATTGTAGTTGTATCCTCCGGAGATAGAGTACTCGTTAGTCGGAATGTAGTTGATCTTCGAAGACGCGTACTTATTCAGTGTCTGATTATCTTCCGGAACAAATTTGTCACTCAGCATCGGATAGCCTTCGACAGTTGGCATACGTTCGACTGATGCCAGGTAGTCAAAATCGACCATGTTAATCCGCTTCTGCGAGATATCGACGTAGACAGATTTTGAGGCGTAGGCTCCCTTGTTAGCCTGATAGACCTTTGCTAGGTTGAGTTCCGAGTTCATCGAAAGGATTCTCGATGCCATCTCGTCGTACATCTCGACGCTACTTGGATCACTCTGAAAGAACTTAGCCTCAACGTATTCTTTGTACGTTGATTTCTGTACGAGATCGGTCTGAGCCTGAAGGTATACTTTCCCGTCTAGAGCCTGATAAAAGTAGAACGGACTCCCGTCTTCGCAATATGCACGCCGCAATATCCAGTGAATAGCATCGAGCGGTTCCATATTCGGAAAGATCCCATAGATCTGACCGGTGGATTTTTCGGAAAGAACAAGATCTGTATCTTTGATACCGAGATCCTGAACCGCAATGGACTTCACGATTTCAGCGATAGTCCCATTGAAGTGCCTGGAGATCTTCTTCAGTTTCGTGACATAGCCGTGCTTCGTCACAGCCCGCACCGAGTATGCCTGAACAAGATTATTCGATTTGCCGTATACTGGATATTCGGTCGTATAGAAAGTCAGATCTACAGTTTTCGGTTCTGCGGTACCAGTTTCATCTGTATATTTTTTACGAGATAACTTGACGCGGATCTTCTCGTGGCCAGATATTCTGGCCTGTGACATGAAGTTAACCATGTCCTTAACATTCATAGACAGACTCAGAGCCGGTCGGTAAATGCTTTCTGTGATCGAAAAATCGGTCACGAGCGCCTGAATATCGTACTCATTCTGCCCTGTGTGATCGGTCAGAAAGATTCCCTCGATGGAGTACGACGTCGGTGTACGCGCCTCAGCACCTTGCGCTCCATTATAGAGCGAAGCATTATTGGATATTCTAGGCATTGATCAGTTCTCTGAACTTCTGAGCAAACTTGAACACGAGTTCTGGTCTGATAACTCGAATGTTCGACCTATCGTCGTTCAGCTCAGTTTCATACTGTAGATAAGAGATAGCCTTGAGATTGATCGTAGAGGCTTCAGGCCGTACTCCTGCTGACGTATAAAATTCATTAATAAATCTGCCAGCGTATGTAGGATTGCCATTCGCATCCTCGTAGTGGTGCGGAGCATCACGCCAGGTATATACCTGTGACGATGTCACGATGCTCCCTGTCGACGATCCAACGATGAACTCGGATGCACGGAAATTTCCGGAAACGTTTCGGATGATGAGCTGGCTCATCTCGAGGTTCTTCTCCTTGAGAATGCCGTTCGCCATCGATGTCGACCCGGTAATTGTTTCTCCGATAGTGTATTTTCCGGCCAACGAGTTTCGATATTCGGTGATCTGCCCATCAGATCCACGCACCACGACTGGTTCAGTATCGATAACGATGCCTGCGTATTCGAGGTTCATGTAGTCCTCAAACTCGGCCGGACCCATCGGCCAACCAGAGAGACCTGTCTTCAGATGTTCGTTGATCATGAAGAACGTCCAGTAGTACGCTGGTGTTCCGTACAAAATCTCGGACACGATATCAGGTCTCTCGCCATTCGGTACCTGATAGTACTGATACGTCGACATGTCGTCGAGGTATACGTCATCAGCCTTAACGAATCGAAACAGATCGGTGATCCGAGTGATGATTCCATCTCCCAGGAAGTCAAAATCAGTCTTGGGGAATTGCTGAAAGAATGACATGGTATTACCTCTTTCGATCGAGCTCGAGCTTCTCGATATCGTCCTGGCGTAGAGCTCTTGTTTCCTGGAAAGATACGCTCACATCAGTTTCGATCGGACTTCCATCTTCGTGGAACAGATTTGTCGAACCGTTAAACGTCGCGTTGAGAGACGTTAAGTAGCACGAATAGATCTTAGGTATGAACTGGTTCGTAGATCCATCCGAATTATTAAACTTGATTTCCCATGTAGACGGATATGCCAGAACAACATCATTTCCCTTCGGATACATGCCTCTACGGAAACTATTCACGATGTCGTCTATCGTGACTGCTTCTTTCTTCGTTCTGCTGACGAGCTTGAAGGTGAAATTGAACTGTCTGATTCCTGAGTTCTGAAATGACGTATTCGTGTTCGGTGCGATGATCTGCTTCGTTGAGAAATCAACGACGTCCGCTACTCCGGATCCGATCGCCGGCACCTGTCTCGCAATGATTGAAGCCGCTGCAGCTGCATTCAGTTTCTTCGCCTTGTTCACTACGCTGCCTGCCAGTCCTCCGATACCAGCTCCGATCGCGCCTGAGATAGTACTCTGATTGGCGACCTGGTTGATAGTTTCCATTCCGATCGTACCGATGATTCCGAGATCTAATGTGGAATACGACATATTGTCCCCAAACGTCACGCCTGGAGGCATAGGAAGATAAATCGGGCTGACTGCACCCTTGCCCTTCGCAGTGAACGAGATGAAGGGGACTGGTTTTTTCTTCAACGATTCTGGGAATACTAGATTGATCTTATCGCCCGTGACTCGGAATGGCGGTAGCACTATTGCCTTTTCGGCTGCGGCCTTGGCGAGATCTGTTAAGTCTGGCATAAATATGGTTCTTCGTATTTATATGGCTTCCTACCGCGGTAAGTTCTCCCCAAAAAATCCTGACAAATACCATGGGGATGTCATGAACATCGTGTACCGATCGCTCTGGGAGCGACAGTTCTTCCGCTGGCTAGACGAACAATCCTTTGTCAAGTCTTGGTCGTCCGAGGAAGTGGTTGTACCGTACAGATGCAAGACTGATGGCAAGATACACCGCTACTTCGTGGACGTCAAGTTTGAGTTCCAGGACGGTCGGGTGATGCTCATCGAGATTAAACCGAAGAAGGAAACGATCCCACCAAAAAATCCTGGTCGCAAGACTCGCCGGTTCATCACCGAAGTCATGACCTATGCCAAGAACATCAGCAAATGGGAGGCTGCCAAGACGTACGCCGACGATCGTGGGTGGATATTCGAGGTCTGGGACGAGGATATGCTCAGGTCGCTCGGCATCAAGATACTTTGATGATTTTGCTATAAATAGTAGGAAATGGGATCCCTGCTCTCTAAACTTAGAACCGAGGCTTCGGCTAAGAATCTGAAATCAAGATCTCGTGAAGCCACCGAATGGTTCATCGAGAGAGTCAGAGAATTGGCTGGTAAGATCAATCGCCGTAACCTGCTGAATGATTCCGAGCTGAAGGTCAGACCCACACCAATGTGGGGAAACATGTACATGTTCGTGTACGATGCCCTCCACAAGGACACGCTTCCATACTACGACAAATTTCCGTTGGTGATCATGCTGGCTCCGACTAAAGATGGATTCATGGGTCTGAATCTGCACTATCTCGAACCGAAGGCGCGAGCGTTCTTCCTCGACAAGTTGATCGATACGATGCCAAATGCGGATGACGACAAGGGAACCGCAAACAAGAGGCTTCGGATCAGGTACTCACTGCTTCAGTCAGCCCAAAGATTTCGTTACTTCAAACCATGTCTGAAGCAGTATCTCGGGTCTCAGATCAAGAGTCGTATTGCCCAGGTGAACTTCCAAGACTGGGAAACGGCGATTTTCCTGCCGACCGAGCACTTCGTTGGGGCCAGGAAGAGCACTGTCTGGAAAGATTCGAGACAAGCATATCGTAAACCATAATCTCAGATGGCATCAATTCTTGGCAAGAGCATCAATGATCTGAAGTCTACCTTGGTCAAGCATGGCGGAAATGCCATGCAGAACCGATTTGCGGTGTATATGCAGCCGCCGGCAGCCAGCCTCCTGAACCTCGACCTTCAGAACATCGCGGTATCTCTCATCTCGGGCAACTTCAAGGCCGGATCGCTCGTCAACGATCCACGAGATATCGGCATCCTGTGCGAGTCGTGCAGTCTTCCAGGTCGTCAGATCATGACGATGGACTATCAGGCTCACGACCATTCTCAGAAGATTCCTTACGGATTCTTCAATGAGGACGTGACGTTCACCTTCCTTCTGACCCACGACTACTACGTCAAGAAGATGTTTGACAAGTGGTCTGAACTCGTGCTGAATAGCCAGAGCTATACGGTCAAGTACACGAACGAGTACACGACCGATGTGGTGATCCAGCAGCTGAACCGTGATAATCTTCCGGTCTACGGCATCGTTCTGCAGAACGCGTATCCGATTAGTTTCAGCTCCATCAACCTAGATAACAGTGCAGAGAACTCAATCCAGAAGTTCTCTGTGACGATGACCTTCCAGAACTTCAAGGTCGAAGGTGCAATCCAGTCCGCGCTCTCTTCGGTGAAGACAGCTATCGGCGGTATCAAGAAGATCTTTTAATTGAATTGAACATCTATGCCATTACCAATCATTGAAACACCAAAGTATGAAGCTCGGATTCCTTCCACAGGAGCACGAGTTCAATATCGTCCGTACCTCGTAAAGGAAGAGAAGATCCTGATGGTGGCGAAGGAAACCACCGATCAGAAGCAAATCATGCAGGCCGTCAAGGATGTGATCTCATCTTGCACGTTCGGCCAGGTCGATCCAGATTCCATTTCGGTATTCGATATGGAGTACCTCTTCCTCAAGCTCAGATCGAAGTCTGTTGGCGAGATCTCGAAGCTAATGATCAAGTGCCAGAAGTGTGAGAAGCCGAATCCACAGGAAGTGAATCTCGACGAGATTGCAGTCGAAACTACTAACCTGCCTTCGCCAAAGATCATGCTCACAGATAAGATCGGTGTCGTCATGAACTGGCCGTGTGTTGACCTCATCAGCGAAATCGCTTCAGGGAACATGAGTCCGCAGGACACCGTGATGAACATCATCATCGGGTGCATCGATTCAATCTTTGATGATAAGGGAGTCTACCGCGCCTCAGAGCAGTCGAAGCAGGAACTCATGACTTTCGTCGAATCACTCAATCAGGGCCAGTTCGCGAAGATCCAGGCATTCATCGAGGCGACTCCGAAGCTGGAGCATAAGATTGACTTCAAGTGCACGCATTGTGGCCATGACAACTCGCACCTGATCCGAGGGCTGCAAAATTTTTTTTCGTAGGCCTCTCTCATGACAGCTTGGTCAATCACTATCAGACGAACTTTGCTCTAATGCAGCACCACAAGTATAGTCTGACCGAGTTGGATCGCATGATCCCGTGGGAGAGGGAGATCTATATCTCACTTCTGGTTGAACACATCAAGGAAGAAAACGAGAGGGCAAAACGCCGAGCTAAGTCCTCTGGGGCAGCACATTAACGCGACTCATCAAGATGGAAACACCGTCATCACCGTCAAGTAATCCTCCGCCAATGATCTTCCAGGACCTTCTCCTGGAATTGATGCTTCAGAACGAGGCTCTGGCGAAGATCGAGTCTGTTAACCTGCAGGCTCTTGAGGTTCTGAAGTCCAGCGCAGAAGTACAAGACGCCGAGGTGCTACGGCCGGAAATCGTAATCGAGAACGACGACGCCAGGATCGTCGCATCATCCGAGGATCTAGTTCCAACGGAAGATGAGAGTAGGGCATCGACGTCGCAGGCATCACCAAATTATACTGAGGAATTGATTTCGATCGGCCTGGATCAGGTGCGAACGCTCGAGTTCATCCTGACCGAAGTCAAGAATGGAAATTCTAGGATGGCATCTGTATCTGATGCTATCCAACAATTGACGAATGTCGTCTCCGAACTAGAACAGTCCGGAACAGAACGTCTGGCAGCAGAAGAAGCTCGTCGCGAGATTCCGAAGGATGGACTATCTGAGAAGTTGGCAACTCCGGCTCCGAAGAAGGAGGATGGCAGTCTGTTTGGAAAAATACTCGGCGGACTCGCGATCATCGGTACTCTTGTCGCTGGATTCGTGAACGGAATTGTCGCGACGGTAACGAAGGTATTTTCTTCGGTGACTTCGTTCTTCACAAAGAACTTTCCAAAGATCTTTACGACAGTCAAGACGTTCTTCGTCGATCTCGGCACGAAGATCTCGGCATTCTTCAAGGAGTCGAAGGTATTCGACGGCATCAGAAAGGTATTCTCTGGCACCGGTAGTATCTTTGCGAAGATCGGCGGCTTCTTCGGTCAGATCGGTACATTTCTATCAGAGGCCTGGGCAGCGATAAGCGGAAAATTTCCCATGCTGTCAAAGATCGGATCTATCGGTAAAATCCTCGGTAAGTTGGCGCTACCGCTGACTGCAATCTTTGGTATCTTTGATGGCGTTAAAGCCGGTATTGAGGAATTCCAGAAGACAGGAGATCTTGGGAAAGCTTTTGGTGAAGGCGTGAAGGGATTGGTAACGAGCATCGTCGGGGCTCCTCTTGATCTCTTGAAGAGTGCCGTTTCATGGGTGCTCGGTAAATTAGGATTCAGCGAAGCAGAAGGATTTCTGGATTCGTTCAGTTTTTCCGACCTCATCGGCGTCTTCATCCAGCGGGTGATCGATTGGGGCAAGGGTATCTTCGAGACATTCTTTAGTACGATCTACGACGTCTTTACTGATATCAGTGCCGGATTCGAGAAAGGTCCTCTCGAAGGTATGCTCGAGATCCTGCGAGGAGTATTGAAGACTCTCATTGCCTCGCCGTTGGATATGGTAAAGAACACCATTGCGGCAGCAGCTGGATTCGTCGGGGCAAGTAGTGTCGAGGATTATCTCCGTGGAATAAGCTTCACAAAGATGCTCGGTGGAACTCACACAGAGACCAGCGCTGAGAAGAAGACGTCTGGTAAGAGTATCGCCGAAGAGGCTGGAGAGGTGACATCCGCCAAGAAATTAGCCAAGGAACAGAAGAAGGTCGATGAACACATCGCAGAACAGGACCGGATCCTGAAAGAGCAGGAAACTAAGACGGAAAAGAAGAAGGGAATCCTAGAATCGATTCAGAACCCTATCACCGTCTTCTATGATAGCTTGATCAAGGCATACCAGGAAAACAGTTCCGGTGTCGACTCGCAGGGCCTCCAGGCAGTACCATCAACGATCGGCGCCGAGATCTCGGCAATGGAATCCGATACCGCCGATATGGAAGCCGAGGCACAGATGAGTGGACCTGCCACAGTGGTGGCACCGCAATCACGTACAGTGAATAACAGTAACCAGAGCGTCACGTACAACTCCAACAACATTCCAGATCGTACGACCTGGATGACCACACCGCTGTCGAGCTGGGCCGGAATTTAATAAAAATGGGGTGCACGTGAATGCACCCCATCGATTGGTAGGATATTCCTCTGTCTCTTAGTCTTCCTTTGCCAGCTTGGCAAAGTAGCTGAGCGTATCCTCGTCGCCGTCCTCGGCCGCAGCCGGTGAGGCAGCCTCAGGCGGCTTCACGAACGAAGGACGTGGTGTCGGTGCAGCAGCTGCCGGTCGGCTGATGGCAGGAGCCTCACTCTTGTCGAGGTCGACCTGTTCAGCCGTCGTGAAGACAGCGCCGGTCTCACCGATGACTTCCTTGAGCTTCTTCTCGAGCTCCTCATAGGA